ATAAGACCGTCACAACTACTGTCTTCTCGACTGATCAGACTCAGTCTTATCTCGCTAGTGATAGCCGCCTTTCCAACATTTGGAATCGTCTCGTTGACTTCTCCTCATCCACTGCATCCGCTGTCCGTGACAGGGTCGCTGCCCGACTTAAATTGGTTGCCGAAGGAATTGAAGCCAACCCGGGCTGGCCGGAGGTACGCATTGGTAATGTCTTCTACTCAAACTACCCAGTTTCCCATGTCACCCTCCTCGACCCCACCGGAATGTCAGTTACTCCTCGCTGTTGTGGTGAGTGTGCCTCCTGCAAGGTCAACCTCCGCACCACCGCAGACTCCTCATGGAGATTCGCTGCCGGATCTGGTCGAGGTGGAGGCCGCATCAAGCTTGGTGAGCAGTACATGACCGGACGCAACCGCGTTGTCTTTATCTGCAAGGGTCAGTTCAACAGGAACCCTGCCGGCAAGCTCAACAGAGCCCCCGCGATCTATGTCCTCCACCCTGCCGACGACCCCCGCCATGATCCGCCGCGTCGCCCTGAGATGGTCGAGGTTTTTAGCAATCGACATCCCCGTGCCAACAAGCCCGTTCAACCAGCCATCCGCCTCGGTACATTGACTGGCCACAGAAGCATCAGTTCCGTCGCCCTAGCTGGCTTGGTCTGCATTCTTATGTGGGCCTCAGCGCGCCTGGTCGCGAATACCCCTCAAGCACTCGGTAACTTCATTAGTCTAGCCACGACCTATTCCACCAGGATCGTTGAACCCTCGGGTCTGGCGTGGGTCACTGGAGCTTCTTCCCAGCTGATGTATGAATGCTCCTACGTTGTGCCCGGCATCTCCATCATGACACTCGTCTCGTTCGGCGTTGTCATCTTCCTATCCTACAAGTTCCCTATTCTCATCGAGGTTCTCGAGGAATACCTTTGCCACTCACCTGAAATCATGATCGACATCATGTACGGACTCAAGTGCTCCATTCACTATCCATGGCTCGACGCTGGTCTAGGCTTACGCTTGATCATTATTATCGTCGAGACGTTCCGCAACTGGTGGTACGGCTTCACCAACGAGGTCATTGTTTCCACAGCTGTCGCCCACCTTATCCTTCAGATCCTGCCGCTTCCCATCTCCTTGTCTTTACACATCGCCATTAACCTATTTCTCCAGCAGTTTACCTACTTCTCTACAGGCAGTACTTTTGTTCGTACAGGTAACGGACCTAATGTGTGGGACAACGATAAGCGCACATATGATCGTGAGGTTGGCAACTACGAGTACGCCAACACCATTCTACCAGGATACTTCGTCTACTACACCTACAGTAGCCTCGAGATCCGCGGATATAAGATCCCTCTCGGCTGCAATGCCTCGTACGTGATGGACAGGTGGTTTTCGCCTGAGCTTTTCTCACACTTGCTCTCATTCAGGAACTCGGCATCTGACACCGACAGCCCCGACTTGGTCCGGTCCAGACTTGACAACTGTCTTCGGAGTTTTAGCACGCTTGGTGAAGACCGCGTTTACGCTAATCACCGTTGGGCCAAGGACACACTCGAGCACGCCTACAGGACCATTACTCGATCCAATCTCCCAGTCGCCACTAGCTCTGAACGTGTCTATGTGTATGGCTCGCTTGCTGAGACAGTATCCAAGTTTTGCCCCCTTCCTCCACTTATCAATCCTTATTGGATATCTACACGTGGAGCGCTTGATGCTCAGCCAAAACAGAAGCCTGTTGCTCGTCAAGTCTTTGCTTCGCCTGGGTCTTTTGTACGTGCAGATCCGGATGACGTCATGACACAACTTTTAGCCGCTCATAAGCGCGTTGCTGTCAAGATGCCTGAACCGGACCCTGTCTGCCTAGTCGAAGTTGAGCAATTCACAACTGACTTCCTTGAGCTCCGTGGCGTCAAGCCCTTGTCTCCTGATACATCCCTGGATTTTTGCCTTGGCTTGAGTCGCGCCCGTACCCTCAAGCCCGCAAAGAAGAACTTCTAAGGGTATTCCAGCGTCGTGATTACATCACGAACTCCGACCGGCGGGCTAAATCTTTTGTCAAGGACGAGTCCTATTCGGAGTATAAATATGCCCGCTGGATCAACGCTCGTAGTGACCGTTACAAGTGTTGGATTGGACCCACAATCGCTGCAATCGAATCAGAAATATATAAACTACCCGAATTCATCAAAAAGGTTCCAGCCTCAGAACGTGCCAAACTGATTCTTGAGGTCCTGGACGCTATTGATGGAGACCTACTAGCTACCGATTACTCGAACTTCGAGGCAACCCACGCCCCCCGCGTCCTGATGTCTATTGTGTACTCAACCTACATGTACATGACTTCCAGACATCCGGAGGCTCGCCGTAGAGTTCTTGAGCACCTTCGGACCCGTATGGGAACACAGCGCTTGACACAGCGCACTTTTACCATCCACCTCATCCGTTCGATCCTATTATCTGGAGAGATGGACACTTCCCTTAACAATGGACTCTTCAATCTCATCGCTTGCTACTATAGCGCATGGAAGAGATCCGGCCGTACCCTCGACCTAACCAAGCAATACGGTTTCGTCGAAGGTGATGACGGACTTTTCAAGTTCAAGGATTGTTCACCCCAGCAGGAGGATTATTCCAACCTGGGTGGTAATTGTAAGATCGACCGGCCTGCGTCGATCCACACCGCCTCCTTTTGCGGTAATGTTGTTGACCCTGAGAACATGGTTCTAATCACTGACCCGAGGAAGTTTCTTCATAACTTCCCATACATCGGGCGTGCTGACTTGAACTCTTCTAAGAAGCGCGTCAACATGATATTGCTGTCCAAGGCGATGTCAGCGGCCCATGCATATAACGGGGCCCCGGTAATCAGCCCGATCTCTTGGTCTGTCATACGACAGTACGCCTCCCTCATGCCTGAGATGGACAAATTCATCCAGAACTCACGGCATCTTGGGGTCCACACCCGCGCCGAAGCGCAGGCTGCATTAGGCTACATTCAGACCCACCAGGAGAAGGTTCCCACCATGAGTTCAAGGACTTTCATGGAGCGAGTATTTAAGCTCGGTGTGAGCGAACAGCTTCGGCTTGAGGGATTGGTCCCAAACCTACCCAGCACAGCCATTTACAGCATTGCCACCCGACACTCGCACCTGGATCACTTCAACGCCATGCACCTGTCGCAGTCACCCCATAGTGTGACAACCAACATTTCGCGCAGGGGCATGCCGCTCCATGGGTATTTTAGGTCGTCCGGACCGGCCGCAGCATTATCAATGTCTGCCGTGTCCGGAGCATCCCTTATTATCTATCTGATCCACGATTTCTTCATGAATGTCAAACGCTCTCAGGCTCCCGCCTCCCCCAAACAGGTCCCGGAAGTCGTCGCAC